ACAAAGCAACCGAGTCGGCTGTTAAAACTGGCAAAAAAGTTTACGATTCTTTACGTGACAAGATGTCATCTGGCGCACAGACAGCGCCTACATTTGCACAAGAACTTGCTACTGATCAAGCCGCAATTAATCAAACAAAAACACCACAGACACCAATTACTGAAACTCCAAAAACACTTGAAGAATTACAAGCGGAAGGCAAAAGACTTGACGCAATACATGAAGCTAGAGTAAATGCAGCACAAACAAATTTACCTATCGCTCCTACGCCAGAAAACCCAACAGTACCTTTGACAACAGAAGTAGGTAAAGCACCTAAAGAAATGCCGATGATTGAGCAGGCGGCAGGTACACCAGAAAAGAAAGCAGTTGCTGAAGGTAGAAAGAAGGCCGCCATAGTGCCACCACCAGCACAACCATCATTGATGACTGGTTCTGGTATGCCTGCTTATCAAGGAACTGGTCCTAAAGGCACGAAGTTAAGCACAAATATTCCATCATTGGCACTTGTTCCTGAAGACAAAGTGTTCGTGCCTGGCGGTCAGTTTATGGACATCATCCGTAATGCCACGGGTCAAGAAGCATATACAGGCAACTTGAAAAAATATGGCTATCCTGAAACGCCTCAAAAGGGATATGAGACTGCTAGAAGTATTAATGAAAGTTTAGGCCGTGCAACCAGAGAAGAAGCTAAAGCTGCTGGCGCTGCCCTTGGTGAAAATACAAAGGCTATTACCCAAAAGGTTGGCGGTATTAAAGGCGTAAAAGTTGGTGGTGTTGTTGGCGCTCTAATATCTTTGACTGACCTTGCTAAAGCAGACACGTTGCGTCAGGGTTTAGGTAATGTTGCTGAAGGCTTGATGCCAATCGGTATATCACCATCAGAACTTGCATCAGGCAAATTAACTGAAAAGCAGTTAAACGCATACAAAGAAGCCCAGAAGTTGGGTAGCCCATATCGTTCAGTTCCACCACCGAGGTAACCATGCTAGACAACGACGAAACTGTAGGGGCTATCGCAGCCAAAATAGCGCCACCAGTAACAGTATCACTGGCAACAGTGTATGGCTATCAGGTCAGCGATCTAGTCATCTGGGCTACCTTGATATACACCTTGTTGATGATCGGTTTAAAGCTGTATCAGATATACAAAGAAGTTAAGAAGTAAGCCATTGAACCAACCCTCATCTTTGCTGGATGCAAACTTGCCTATGAAGGAATCAAGTCGGCAATTGAAGCGTATCAAGACATCAAGAAGACTGGCGGTGAGGTTGCAGGTATTGCTGGTGAGGTCGGTGGGCTACTCTCGAAATTCTTTCAAGGTCAAAGTCAGCTAGAAGAAGATTACAAGAAGAAGCAAGAAGAGACCAAAGAATTAGCCAAGCAGGGCAAGGTTAAGAATGTAACCATGCAGGCTATCGACAACGTAATGCACGTTCGTCAGATCAGGCAGTATTACAAAGACTTAGAGCATATGGTTAGATACGAGTTGGGTATGCCTGACTTGTGGGTTGAGATACAAGCAGAGCGCGACAAATTGATCGAAGAGGCCAAAGCAATAACCAAACTACAACAAGAAGCTGAGAGACAAGCAGAGTTAAAGAGGCAAGAGAAGCTTAGAAAGATCAAAGAGAAAGTACATATATATATAGCAATACTGATTGCAATGGTTTATGTGTACATTTCTGTTTGGTCTTTAAATTGGTTGATTGAGTATGACAGGGATTGGCGATGGGGATACTGATATGGGAGATTGCTGTTATGGTAGTTGTCACCATACTTATCGCTGTGGTGGTAATTGGCGCGTCTTGGTTTGTGCGCGAGCATGACAAACGTGCTGACTACTATAAGAAACAAGCTGAAATTTGTTGGAGAAATAAATGAATGAACTATTCGGTTTACTCAAGGGCATCGCGCCCACGTTGGCAACTGCTGTTGCTGGTCCTCTGGGTGGGATGGCGGTGTCCGCTCTGGCTTCTAAATTTGGTGTTGCCGATTCTGTCGAGTCCGTTGCAAAAGCGATTGCTGGCGACCCTCAAGCGGCTCAGAAAATTGCCGAAGTCGAATTAGAGTATGCAAAGTTGGATGCTGCCGACCGTGATTCTGCCCGTAAAAATGAAGCAGCTTTAGCGACGAGCGAGAACACCCCTCTGCTCAACAAGTCAGTAACACCTATTCTAGCGCTGGTGGTGGTGATTGCATGGGGCTTGATCCAGTATCACCTGCTGACCCATGTAGTGCCTACAGAGATGCGTGAAATCATTATCCGTGTGCTAGGTACATTGGATGGTGCATTGGTTATGGTTTTGTCTTACTACTTTGGCGCAAGCCATAAACACTAATATGATTTACATAGCCGTATTGTTTATGTGTTTAAAAAACGAGTGTCATGTTATGTCTTCTGAAACACTTTACAAAAACGAAAAAGAATGTAAGGCTGTAATTGCACAAGAAGAAGAAAAGCAAAAAGGTAAATTTGATATTTTTGAAGTCCGTTGCATTGGAGTAAAAAATGGTTTTATCTAAGCATTTCACCCTTGAAGAACTTACGCATACTGACCACAGGGAGTATGACAATACACCTAACAGTTCTGAGATAAACAACCTTAAGCGTTTGGCTGAGATGCTAGAAGAGGTTAAGACTTTACTGGGTGGCAAACCTATTATGGTTAACAGTGCCTTTAGGTCTGCTCAAGTAAATGCGGCAGTGGGCAGTAAGGATACAAGCCAACACCGTGTGGGATGCGCTGCTGATATACGGGTGCCAAGCATGACTCCTGATGAAGTAGTCAAAGCTATTATTGCTTCGGGCATTCAATACGACCAAATCATTCGTGAGTTCTGTACACCAGAAGGTGGTGGCTGGACGCATATCTCTGTGCCAAATAATCCATCGGGTACACCACGCAAACAAGCATTAATTATTGACAAACAGGGCACTAGACCTTATTCATAAATAAGTCATATAACCTTTGTCTAATACGCACTATGAAAATACAGCGAGTAGATACGCGGCTCGACTCTGTGCAGACGAGATTGTCGGTACTTCAAAAGAAGTGCTTACCTTCTGACAAACTTTATGACACAAATCATGGCTATTGGTGGATTGCTACTCAGGATGGGGTGGATATTGCTTTCGCAGGTCTTGTTTGTAGTCCTTGGTGGTCTGATTGCGGTTACCTTATACGCTGTGGCGTTCTTCCTAATATGCGTGGACAAGGGTTACAGAAAAAGTTTATTCGAGTCCGCATCCGACAAGCAAAAGCTCTCAAAATGAACTGGGTTATTACAAGTACGTACGACAACCCTGCTTCAGCAAATTCTCTTATTGCGTGTGGCTTTAAGATGTTTGATCCAACTAAACCTTGGATGGCAGCACACACGTCTTATTGGCGATTAAAACTGGAGTAGTGATGACAGCCCCCAATATTTCTGATGCTGAGTTTATTGAGTTGTGGAAAACACATCAATCTGCTGCTGCTATACAAAAACTTATAGGGGGTAATATAAGAACCCTTCAGAGGCGTAGAGCCAATTTAGAGACAAAATATGGTCTCTTATTAGAAGCCAAGAATCCTCAAGGTAGACCTGAAAGACCACAATCAGCCTATGAGCGCAAGCAGCTAGGTATATTAAACGGCACAGTTATAGTTTTTTCAGACGCACACTTCTGGCCTGGCATTCGCACTACAGCCTTTAACGCTCTTTTATGGGCTATTAAAGAGTTTAAGCCCTCAGCAGTGATATGTAATGGGGATGCTTTGGATGGGGCATCAATTTCTCGTCACCCCCCATCAGGTGTGTCAGGCAAAGAACCATCTGTTATTGAGGAGCTTAAAGCTTGTAAGGAAGCCCTTGGAGAAGTCGAGGAAACAGCCAAGGAAGCCCGCCACAACGTCAGACTAGTCTATACATGGGGTAACCACGATGCGCGGTTTAACGCCCGTCTAGCGACTAATGCCCCACAGTTTGCCGAAACCTATGGGTTTAAATTAGAAGACCATTTCCCAACCTGGGAGTTCTGTATGACATGTTGGGCAACAGACGATGTCATCATTAAACATAGGTATAAAGGTGGTGTTCATGCTACGCACAATAACACTGCAACAGCAGGTAAAAGTATTGTTACTGGACACCTACACAGCCTAAAAGTAACACCTTATGCCGACTATAACGGGAACAGGTTTGGCGTAGATACAGGTACACTTGCTGAACCATATGGACCGCAGTTTGGTTACGGGGAAGACAATCCCTTAAACCATAGGTCAGGTTTCGCAATTCTGACATTTAAGGATGGGAGACTTCTCTGGCCTGAACTGGTCCATAAATGGGACGATGGGCAGGTAGAGTTTAGAGGTCAAATCATCAACGTTTAAAGGATTTTTATGTATAAAGTCGAGATCGAATTAGGTGGCTGGGGCGAAACTATCACTATTGAAACCAGTGATTTTTCTAAAGCAGCTTTGTTGGCAGAGTTTGTTGAGTTGCAAGAAGCATGTGGTTGGGCTGAAGATGACGAATTAGTCTTTACTGACGAAGACGGCATTACATACTACTACGACGAAGACCTCGACGAGTGGGTTGAAGTAGAAGAAGAAGACGAAGAAGACGAAAATCAGGAATAAAGCAACTGGCTTATATCTGACAAGATTTCCTGAATACTGGCTATCGTTTGTGTTTCAGAAACATCGTGTTTAGTATGTGAGCGTATTGCTTGGTTGATGTCTAACATGGCTGTCCATACATCATGTGCATGGATAGCCTGTTTTGCCTCGATTAAGTCATCAAATTCGATAGTTATTTTCATTTTTCCTCCGATAACATGAAGATTGCTACAAAGGTAGCGATGACTCCTACTGCACCAAACATAATTAAGAAAACCACCCAAAGAACTGTCTCTAACATATAGCCCTCCATTCCCTTTCTGATCTACCAGAGTTGGACTTAGCAGTTTTACCAGTTAGTTCGATCATGCCTAGCTTTTGCAGTTCAGGCAATCGCCTCCAGACCTGATCGTTACGCAGGCCAGAGTACTTTGCTATGCCATCTTTTCCTAGGGGGCCATATCTTTTTAGGCAGGCATAGACAACTTCCATATGCCCCTTTGCTACATCAGCAACGCTTTCTGCTGCCATATGACTTGTTAATGGATCAAGGACTCGCGCCCTAAAAAAATCAAATAGTTTCATTTCTTTACCACTCTCCGAAATATTCTGTCTGGGTGTGTCCAAAAGGCTTGATGACATCTGTTTTCTTCTTTCATGCGTGTTATATAACCAAATTTATCAGTACAGTCCTCACAGATAGAACAAGTTTCCTTGACCAATCGTGCGAGGGCTAACCATTCCATAAATTGCTTTCTAGAGTGAAAGCATAAAGGTTTGAGTTCTTCGTCCATCATCAGAATGGCACGTCATCGTCCATGTCTTGCACAGTTTTGACGGGGGTATTCTGCTTGGCAGCTTTAGCCTTTTCCATCACCACGGAGTTAAATTTCTCGTTGGCATAAATATAGTTAAACCACTTGCCATCATCCATTTTCTTTGAGGGGTACTTAACAAAGTCACCCTTACTGCCTGACATGATGCTACAACTCTTAATAGTGATAAACGGATCTACGCCTGCTTTAGATGCCAAGATTAAGTTAAAAGAAGGGTACTTACCGTCTTTCCATTCGACTGAGATTTCCATGATTAGCCTTTCTGTTTTTTAATTGCGGATCTGGTTGGTGCTGTTAACAATCCCCAGAGCCATAGTTTTTGTTCGCTGTCTAGCATTGCTTCATCAAGCATTTGTGATGCTTCTTTTGCTTTACCGACACCGACCAATTCCTCGCAGGCAACTGCCATACCTTTAAGAAATTCTTGATCCTCTTCGTTAACCTCAGGGTTACCGCGAGGAGTAATTATTGGTGCATCACCTTTGCGACCTGTTGTAGCGTCTAGCGCATCATGTTCAACAATCTCAAGCGCTGCAACCCACAAATATCTGCGAAGGTATGTCTGCACTGCGCCAAGGTTTTGGACCTCATGACAGCCCTTTAAAGCAGCCGTAGACATAGGTGAAGATAGAGCAATCACTTCTTCTGGTTTTTCAGTGTTGTAAATGTCCATTGTGGCTATTTCGGGACCAAAGCTGATTACCGATGTAAGGCCAACTTCACGGAAGATACCAAGGGCTGGAATGATGAAGTCACCCAGTTCAAAGTAGTAGTAGTTGGCAAACTTGTTGTGGCCTGACTTCTTTAGCTTTGATGAGTGAAACATCTCACGCGCTAGATTTAACTTTTCATATACATTCATTACTTTGCTCCAAATATTAGTTCTAACTCTTCATTAATAATGGCCTGCTGGTCTTCAGGATATAAATCCCTAAACTCAACAAAGTGATTTTCTTGGCAACAACCAATCTTTCCTTCTTGTGGCTGGCAACAATAGCAACAGTATGTCTGACTTGATTGCATAAACTCCTGCTTGTATTGCTCGAATAAACTCTTTACTTTCATATCATTTTCTCCAATGCTTGTATTACTCGGTCGCGCAACATATCTATGATGTTTTGTCCATCAAGG